TATTTAGACTAAAAACATCTACTTCTGGATGAGCTTTAACCGTTTCAATTATTTTTTCAAAATCTTTGTGAAAATAAAATTCGTCGGCGTCATGAACCATTAAATAATCAAAGCCATCTCGTTTTGCTTGTTGCATGCAGTGATTTCTTTGATCTGTATCGCTTAGCCAATCGCCTTCTATAATGTACACTTTGTCCATGTACTTAGAGGTTTTAATTATATTAATATCGAAAGTATTAGTGTAATTTTTTCTAGCGTCAGGTTTATAGCCCCATGGCAATTGACTATGCATTACATAAATGCGATCAACATGAGGATACGCATTTTCAATAGTTCGCATTATCCATTTTCCTTGATCAAATGTGGCAGTGTATGTAGCAAATTTCATTCTATTATTCTCCAATTTAATTTTAATATAGGCTGGTCAAATATCATAGGGCGAATATACTTATGAAAAAATAATGCGGGGTGATATATTTGAGACAAGTCTATTAATGCTGCTAGTCCAGTATTAAATGTATGTATTTCTTTTGCTCTTTCCACAGTATACAAAATATCAAGAATATTAACTTCTTGAATATCTGAAAAGTGTAGCCATCGCATATCCGTTGGAACATTATCTCTTTTTAATCTATATCCTCGAGATAAATCTTCATGCCAAAAAATAAATTCTTCATTATGTTTTAATCCTAAAATATCATAGTATACTTCTTGTTCCTTTTTTATATCTCTTTCAAAATAAAAATTATCCCATTTAAGATGAAAAGGAACAGAAGCATTCATATACCATTGTACGTCAAATCGCCAGCTATCATCGTACCAATCTGGCGCTGGCAAAAGCGGATCTTCCGCCCAAGGTTTAACAGCGTCTATCCATGGTTTTGTATTCGCCAGACCCCAATCTCTTTGGTGTTTTTCTTCAACATAAGGCTCATCAATTAATTCCACATTTTTTATCGAAGAATATAATCGCCGATTTGTATCTCTAGAAGATTGTGGAGATTCGTCAGTATACATGCATATTTTATCATGTCGTTTAGCGAATTCTTTAATAATTCCAAACGCTATACAATGATCTCCAAACTTCGGATATGTATAAACTTTAAACGGCATACACTATTAATCTGTTAAGGAATTTACATATCCTTCGCTATATATTTCTTGCATTAATTGCATTAGGTAATCTTGCGCATCTTTACTTAAGTTCGTATTACTTAAAAACAAATCTATTTTATTTAGAAGACTTGGTGATAAATCTAAAAATAGCGATGATCTTTCGATAACTTGCTTATTAGCTAATTCAGTTGTTGTTTCCATGATTATAAATTTTAAAATTATTCATCAAGGGGAATTATTATCCATGCCAATATATATCCCCAAAATAATACTGAACAAGACATTATTGCGCCTAGCGCTACAAATATTCTCCAGATACTTGGATCAGTTCCGGTGTATTCTGCTAAACCACCGCATACTCCGCCTATCAAATTATCTTTGCTGCTTCTTTTTAATCTTTTCATATACTTAGCAATTTATATTTAAATCTTTTACTTTTACCCATTTTTTATTAATCTTATCCCATTTTATCGAACCATATAATGAACCATCATTTAATAGATCTTTAATATAAGAATCGTCGTCTATTATAGATGCATCTTTAGGCTTTATTTCTTTAACTGTAGTCGTTTTCATTTACTCCTAATAGAAAAACAGATTTTATTTTTTCGTAATTTTTGTTTTCACCACGTATGTTTGATGTTAAATCTTTTGACGGAATAACCAAAGGCGGACTAGCAATATAAAAATTGTATAAACCGGATGTCATCATTTCCCAAGAACCTCTATCTGCAATCATTGGGTATCGATCCATCATATCTATATAGCCTTCCATAGCTTTTCTATTAAGCCCATACGCAATAAAACTCCAACTTGCAAAGCCTTTAGTCCAACGAGGCTTAACTCTTATATTTTCAGGTAGTAATCGATCCATAAAAGAATAAAAGAGAATGCCATCTGCATCATCTGGAATGCTATTTAAATATTTAGGTAATAGATTATTCCAATCTACATGAAAAGCGCAATCATCTTCAAAAACAAAGAGATTATCTACGCCATCAAGAAGTGCGGTTTTAATAACGTAATAGTGGCTATGAAGCGTTCCGAATTCGTTGGGAAACGCTTTATTAAATCTCACATAATTTCGTGATAAATCGTTATACTTATCTGCGTAAAGATCTACAAACTGGGAAGCATATCCTAAAATAACGGGATGATACCATTCAACGTCTATATTATATTGTTCGAATCTCTCAAGCATATATTCCTTTTTATCGGGACGCTCTTTGAGATTTATACAAACAATCTTATCGTATTTTTCGTTTAATGTATTCATTCTTTAGTATAAATATGCAGAGGTGTATTTTCTTTTGCAAAATAATTTCCTTTGAGACTATAAATACTTAAGACAGCTTCTTCTAACCATAGCTTATAGCCAGTAGTATATCTTGCTCCTTTGCGTGTGTTATCAAGAATAGCAGACAAACCTGTTTCTTTTTGATATGTTAATCTCATACGATTTGTAAAATGCGATTCAAGCCATTCTCCATATTGATTAGTTAAGCTGCCTTTGTAATTACATCCACGTTGATTTCCAGAAATATTTATATCGTACTTACCATACGTAGGAGGTAATCCTGTATCAAATCGATATTTAATTCGTAAATCTAAAATTGTCATCATGTTAAAAAAGAGATTTAGGTTTAACAATTTTTGCTTTTTGTATTTTAGTAATATTTTCTATAAGGTCTGCATATATGTAATCAATATCGCAGTGATTTCTTGTTGTTTCTAAGCTACAATCTAAATATTTTTTATGCAATGCCTTATTAGAATATATATCGTTTATTTTTTCAACAAGTTCTTCAGCATTGGATAAATCTTTTTTAAGAAATAGTCCGTATGTATCTAAATCTATGTATTTCTTATCTGTTTGTTTTCCTTTGTCATATACCCAGGTGTTTTCAGCCCAGTGATAATCAAACATAGGAACACACCCTACACCTATTATTTCACACATAGCGTACTCAATACTGTTACCGTATGCATCTGCATTTAGATGATAAAAATCGGCACCAACTAAGGAAGAACTAAGAGTTTCCATACCATCAGCATATTCATACGGCCCCCATATATAAACGTGTTTTAAACTTCTATCTTCATGAATAAGAGATAATCCGTTTTCGATAGATTTTTTGTCAACCTGTATGATGTCATGCTTAGGCGTTCTCTTAGCTATATCATCATAAAAAATATGAAGAGCACCAAGAGATCTTTCAACCCCTTTCATCTCAAGATGAAGCTTATTTTTCTCTGCATAAGGAAGAAACGCGAACAATCTTTCAGGCTGTTTGAAGGTGGCAAATCTTCCGAGATATGTTATTTTTTTAAAGTGTTCTTTCTTTCTATATTGCGCAAGATTATCGAAATTAAAGCCATTAATTAAAGGAATATATCTTTGACGTATATCTTCTCCGAATAACTGTACGAGTTTATTAAAAAATGGAGATGTAGCGCTAAAACTTACAATTCCATCAGAGGATTGGCATATTTCAAAGAAATTAGCATTACGATGTATTGAAGCTATTTTATGGTCATTTTGAAAAATAATCTTTTTAGCTTTAATGTCTTTTATCATTTTAAGAAAACCGTCCTGCGCCCACTGCGAATGTTTAGTTGACGGAACAGAGTGAATGAATACATAGTCAAATTTATTTAAGACATCATCAGCGAACGTATCGATATTTTGTTTTGTAATGTATTCGTGCGGGGGCAAATTTTGCGCATTTCGTCTTGGCCACTTTTTGTCTGTTAGATCATACACCTTATGTTCTATGCCTATTTTTTTTAAATAAGAAGATAATTCAATGACATACCGCGTTACCCCGGCCCCTTCAAAAGATCTTCCAATTACCATTGCTATTTTCATAAATTTTTATTTTTTTTTACGTTCCCAATATTCTTTTCTTTTTTTACTTAATTTGCGTCGAGTTTCGTCAGAACACGGTTTTCTTTTTGTTAGAAGAATTCGACCTTTCTCCCAGCCGTTAGATAAATATGTATCTATTTCAGTAATACGTATTTGTTTGCTTTTCTGCAATTTTTTTACCCAAATTTTATTTTTTTTGTTTTGTTTAAATTTCTCACGTCGTTTATCAGCTTCCTCCTTTCCATGTTTTATAACCCATACATCGTAAAAAGATTTATCGTACATTGGGTTGTTTTTTCCTTTAGATTTTTTACTTAATTTTTCTTTCATTACGTCCGATTTTTCCCGCCCATATCGTTCTTTGTACGAGCCTAAATTAGATTTTCTATTTTTTTCTATGGATTCTTTGGACTGTTTTTTTCCATACATCGGATTTTTATCGCCAACATGATCTTGGGGAATTTTTCTAAAAAGTTCTATAGCATACGCATAATCTCGAGAAGTTAATTCGTATTTTCTTTTATTCATAAAGGCCATTAAGTGAAAAGCATGATATATTTTATAATTTCCTTTATAAATATATGTTAGTAATTTATGACATACGAAATGCTCTTTAGCAGTCAACAAAACTTTATTATGAGGATCATCAGAACCGCCTAAACATCGAGGTATTATATGATGATCCTCATAATAAACATTATCATTTCGAGTTCTATTTTGTTTTCGAGCGTTTTCAACTATAGATTCATATATTTTTTGATGATTCATATTTTTAAGTTCAATATTACAATGCAATTTTTCATCAAAATTGCATTTTTTATCAGCCATATCAACATCCACAATTATCTTTTACCAATTCTTCTACATGTTTTTGTTTATGTATTGCCTTACATAATACATCCGTTACATGCTGTTGAGCTTCATCTTCTGATTTAAATTTGGTGATAGTTTTATATGAATCATCCCAACAGTATTCCCGATGTTTTATTTTTTTCCAATACGTTATTCCTAAGAACGACTTTTGTTCTTTAATAAA